ACGGAAATCTTATTGTCAGCGGAAACATTTTTGTAGAGACAATAACATACAATACTGATGCTCCTTTCTATGTCGTAAGACTTGAAGATAAAGTAACTGCTTTTCTTAAGAAGGTCAAGGAAGACAAGATGGGAGACTATTACACAGACCTAAACACTCAATTAGAGTTTAGATTGCGTAGAAGTCCTACAGACCCAGGAGTTGGTTTCTTTGATGTATATGGAGGAAACCCGAACTCTGATAACTTTAAGGATGTCGCTTTCCCATATATAGATATGTGTGGAGACGAAGACTGGAGAGGCGGACCGTGGAGGGCTTACACTCAGTACGGATTCTCTGCAGAGAGAACAAACTTCGTACCTTGCTTTAAGGTAAAGTCATTTATAGAAAGACTGTTTAGTCAAAATGGGTTTAGTGTTGAATCCAAAATGCTTGGCATTAATCAAACCGCTAGTGGAGAGATAAATCCAGAAAGAGCTTATTTCTTTTCAGAGGGAAGGTTGATATGTGATGATACATACCCTGCAAATAGAATAACATTTACTCTAACTCCATACAAGGAGTTTATAACTTACGCAAGGCCTTTCTCTTCTTTTTACTTCCCTACCAACGATGACTATGACAATAGTGTAAACCTAGACGGAATCTTCTGGAAAGAAAATGTTAACAAGGGTCACAATATAAGATACAACAACAATGTTGTTCTTAATGAGTATGACAAATATGTTGAGTACAGAATGGCTCATAGCTATGCCGCAACCCTTGGCGAGATTGGTGGATTCGTTGCGCCTAATGTTACTTATAACGCTAAGGTTGTAGCTAAGAACTTCAACATACCAAACAACTCAAGCGAGTATTTTGCAATACAAATACCTGCCGTATTTAATTCCACTACTAGCCGATTGAATCCTGTTTATGACATTGACCTATCTGCATCAACGATGAAGTTTGCAGTGAGGTTTGTTATTTACGAGGACGGATATCCTAAATACGACTCATATGTCAATAATTCAAATGGAGACAGATTAGAGATTTCTTCATCTAACTGTACAAAGCTTGAGGGATACCCAATGCAGTATTCAGTGGTTAATGCATCATATGGAAACAACTATTCAACAACTGCTAGAAACGGAAACGAAGATATATTTGAATGGGTAGATGACGCTAATGATGATTTGACTACAAAGAACAATTCGCTAAAGCTTCCTGCAAATACATCTTTCTACATACCAGAAATACCTGTATCTCTTTTCGCAAATAGCGAGTATTCAATAGCCTACTATGTTGAACCACTTGATGGAGACCTTGTTCTAAAAACATACAACAGAACTATCTCAATAATGGGCAACTATTGGGGCATGGGAGATGAGCAAACAATCACAGTTCAAGAGAATGGATTTGACTATCTATTTGGAAGATATATTGGCGCTTATCACGACACAAAGTTTACGCTTACTATAGACTCTATAGGTGATGGCCGTTCACCGATAAAATACAATGATGAGGTAAATGTTTGGTTCTCTATTGAAAAGACTGTAAACCTAAATCCTTTTGACGCTTTAAAGTATATTTCCAGAAGGTTTAATCTAAACATAGTTTATGATTACGAGAATGATACATTTGTTTTAGACACGCTAAAGAACATAAGAGGCAACACCTCGCAGACATTTGATGGAAACATTGATGACCTTATGGAGATTCAAGTTTCTTTAAATAGAGACAGGAACAGATACCTAAACATAAAAAACGAAAACTACGGATTGGAAAAAGACACTGTAGATGGAGTTACATATGGTGACCTATCTCAGTATGAAATTGTAGCTGACGGAGAGGGTGAAAAAGACTTGAGCTTAGGCTCTGCTATTTACAACAATGGACTAGGTGGAAATGAAAATGTTGAGGTAATAAGTAGTGACGCTAGAGCGTCTTACAATATTGCGGAACAGGGGTATTCTAAAAGAGAATTTACCTCTGTAAAGGATATTGGCGTTCGTTTCGGATATTTAGACAGACCAACTAGAGACACATATATATATGGTCCTAAACTTTATGTAAAAGGGTACTCAATATCCAATCAAGTCGCTGCGGATGGATTTATAGGTTCTTATCAACAAGATAGAGACGGCTCACACAGGAGGTTCGGAACATATTATTTAGGAGGTGTTTTAAAAACTGTGACTAGCGACTCTCTTGACCTAGACTTTTCTAATCCATCTGGATATGTTACTGAGTTTTTAAATGATGACCGAGTTTTATCTTTATATAAGCCAACGGTTTCTTTCAATGTTGTTTTAAACTCTGACTATATAAGTAATCCGTATCAAAACTTTAGTCCAATTACCATTTCTTTGATGAACAGTAATACCTTATATATCAAGTCGTTAAAGGGAGATATTGTAAATGATAGGATATATGGAACGGTAGATGCGATAATATTGTAAATTAGAATAATGGCAAATACTTACAACGACTACCCTGCTTCGGCTTCAAACAACGCAAAGAGAGTTCTTGCGTGGAAGGAGAAATATGGAAAAGAAGTAAAAGGCATGACATCTGTAGGATGGACTCGTGCAAGACAGCTTTCAAGCAGACAAAAATTAAGTTACTCTACTATTGCTCGTATGGCTGCCTTTGCTAGACATCGCAAGAATGCTGCAATAGACCCTAAGTACAAAAACGAACCTTGGAAAGATAGAGGATATGTTGCTTGGCTAGGATGGGGAGGAACAAGCGGAGTTAATTGGGCTATTAAAAAAGCCGAATCAATACGCAACGGAACTGTAAAAGCATCTGTGGAATCTGCAGAGATGCCTTGGGGCAACAGGAAAGAGAAGGAAGAGTATAGCGACAAAGAAATGATTGACGGAATTGTTGACATACTAAAGAGTATAAAAGACGAAAGTAATAGGATGGAGCTTGCTAAAAAGCAAATCCAAATACTAAAATCAGAAGTAAAGGATTTTGATGAAAATGAATTTCTTCGCAGAATAGGACTTTAGATGGATAAACTACCATTATACGATATTAACATTGAAGGCAAAGAAGGTCTGGGAATGTTTAAGATAAGCATTGTAGACAAGCCTGCTATTATGGAAGGCTTTCTTGCATTCAATAAAGAAAAGGAGATTAAGTTTCAGGCAACTGACGAGGAAAAAAAGCAGGTCGTAGGCCCGCTGTTAATTCCAGATTCTCCTATATACAGACGAAACGAAGAAATCGGTGAATATTATGTCCGTTTTTCTGCTCAGACAATAGAGCAGATTGTTTACAAATACAGTAAGGACGGATTTTTTAACATGTTTAATCTTGAGCATCAGTATGACACCGATGCTGTAGTAATGCTTGAGATGTGGATTAAAGAGTCTGACATTGACAAGTCTGATGAGTATGGATTTGACCTACCTGTCGGTACATTGTTCATGAAGGCTCAAATTGAGGACGAAAATCTTTGGGATGCTATAAAGAACAAAGAGTTCAACGGCTTCTCAATTGAAATAAATGCTGACATCAAAAAAGTAAACGAAATGACTGAATTTCAATTTGGAGAGATGTTTGGCGAATTTAAAGTAAGAATGCAAGAGCAGTTAAATGCTCAGTCTGAGGACCAAAAAACTTTGACTGAACTAGTTCTTGAAATGTCTGAAGAAATCGCTCAACTCAAAGAATTACTTTCTTCTAAGGAAGAATCTAAGCCAGAAGAAGTTGTAGAATTAGCTGAAGAGCCTGTTGAGGAAGTTGCTGAAGAGCCTGTTGCTGAAGAAGTAGTAGAGGAAGAAGTACCTGCCGAAGTAGTAGCTGAAGTTGAAGAAGAACTTTCTGAGGTTGAACCCGAAGTTTCCGAAGAGGAAGCAGAGCTGCAATTAAGTGCAGAACAAGATGAAGTTGCTGAACAAGTTGAAGAGGTTAAAGCTCTTGAGTTCAAGCAAATTAACAAGGCTAAAGTAAGCATGATTGACAGCTTCTTTGGCAAACGACTATATTAAGAATTGTAAATTAGTTTAACTACTAGATAAATTTAAAAAAAATGGCTGTAACTGTTGCTACATTAGATTGGGGAAACCGCACTCCCGATTTATTTATTGACTCTATGGTAAAGAGCGCTGCCGTATTGGAGCGTTTTCGCCTTATTGATGGTGTAAAATCAAAAGTTCAAGTACCTATCTTTGATGCTTCTTTGACTTTTGGTTCTGACCTATGTACTTTTGACCCACAATCTTCTGCTTCTATTGATGAAAAAGAGATGACTGTATCTACTTACAAGTGGGCTTTTAAAAACTGTAAGAATGTACTTGAGACTACTTACCGTTCAGTATTGTTGAAGAAAGGTCAACACAACCCAGAAACTATGGACGGTGAGTTCAAGGATTGGGTATTTGACTACTTCGCAAAATTGTCTGCTCAAAAAGCGCTAGAGCTAGCTGCTTCTGAATTGACTACTGAAATGGCAGCTGACGCTGATGTAATCACTTACGATACTGATGCAGTATTGAGCGATGCAAACATCTTGACTCACCTTGAAGGTGCTTACCAAGCTATGTCTGCTGAAATGTTGTCTCAAATTTATGGCGGTGCTGACCGTGCTTTGCGTCCTGCAATCTTTGTTGGAACTAAAGCTATGCAACACTACCAAATCGCTATCGCTGACAAGCACACTACAACTCCTCAAGGTATCATTGATGGTGGTGTTCCTAACTACTTTGGTATGGAGGTAGTATTGTTGTCTTCTTTGGCTGATAATGAGTTCTTCATTTCTGCTCCAGAAAACTTGGTTATGTTGACTGATGACTACAACGACACTCGTGCCATTGATATGGAGTACGAAGCAAAAGAGTCTACAGACAATATCTGGGGTCAGTTCAAGCTAGGGTTCTCTTACCTAAAAGGTGAGGAAATCGTTTATGCTAAGGACATCGCATAATTTATAGGAGGGGGAAACCCCTCCTTATAACTATTTAAAATAAAAAGAAAATGCCTGGATGTGTAATTGACTTTACAAATTTGAACGACATGACTTATGACTGTGGTTTGAATTTCACTGGTGGTTTAAAGACCATCAAATTAATGGAAAAATCAGAGTGGGATGGCGCTATTGAAGATGCTACTCCTGAGATTGAGTTTGCTGCAGCTGTTGCAGCTGACCCTACCGCAACTCCTCCTGTAGTCGGGTCTCCCGCTCAGTTTGATTTTGCGGCAGGTGTGAGTGCTATTTCGCTAATCACTGCTGCTGATGTACTTACTTTAGGGTTTAACAACAAGGATGGTTTCTCTAACTTCTCTGATGTTAAAACTGTAAACGCTGATGGTTCAGCTTCTGCTGTGCCAACTGTACAGGTTGAGTTTGCTCGTATGAGCGCACAACTTCGTAACGACCTTGACGCTCTTGCTACAGGTGGTGGCGAGATGGTTGCTATCGTAGAAACTGCTGCAGGAACTGTACACGCTATCGGAACTGAGTTCGGATTGTACGCAGGGACTGTTGATGGTGCTACAGGTGCTTCTCGTACCGACAAGAACCGTTACCAATTGACTTTAACAGGAGAAGAAAACAGCTTGTCTTACGGTGTAAGCTCTGCTCTTTGGACTGCTATTAAAGCTCTTTAATCTTAATTGATTAACTTAATCAAGGGGAGGGATTTCCCTCCCCTTTTTTTTTACTATGAAGAAACTAAAGATAGGAAGCAACAATTATATATCTGTTATTAAGACAGCTAACATGTCTAGTGATGCTCAGTATGATATCACTATTACTAAGTCGGATACAAGTAATGTTATTTCCTTTACAGACACTTTAGTTAGCTTTAGAGATAATGCTGATTTCCTTACATTGTCTGTTGACCTTAGTAGCAACAGCGACAGTGACTATGGGAGTGGTGTTTTAGATGTCTATATTGGCGAGGTAAAGCATGCTTCATACCTAGTAGATTTAGGGCAAAGCACCGATAGACAAAGATTAAGTGAAGATAACACTTCTGTGTATTATAATGTTACCAAGATGGTAACGACCACTCCATAATTGTAAATTAGTAAAAAGAACTATGGGTTTATTTGACTCAATCACAGAATATTTTGCATCTAGTACTTCTGTAGCAAAAGCTACGACTGTGCCTACAAATGCATTAGAGCGTTCTATAGAGAACCTCAGCGGTAAGTATAAGCTAGGATTAACAAACGAGGGTAATTATATTAAGTTTGGTAACAGCGATGACTTTCCTATTATCATAGAGAAGATGCTAAAGCAATCTCCTGTACACGCAGGGATTATTTCAAAGAAGTCAAAGATGGTTTCTGGAATTGGCATTGACTACAATACAGATGCT